AAAAGCAGTACGCGCGGACATTCGGGCAGGACTTGATGCGCGGCGAACATATCGTCGGGGGGGGGCAATAATGGCAAGAAAGCCGAACGCAATTCCGGGGGGGGGGCAAGATGCCGTTAGATAGGGCAAAGGATCATCCCGCTGGCTTGACCTACGGTGCTGGCCATGCCGAGGGCGAGATAGACGAAACGAGCGGCAAGATTCTTGCCGCTGGAAGCGGAACAAGCATCTTCGACCCCGTTCTATGCGAGCTTGCCTATCGCTGGTTCTGTGTCCCCGGCGGTTTGGTCCTCGACCCATTCGCCGGGGGAAGCGTGCGCGGCATCGTCGCATCGCATCTTGGACGGCAGTACATCGGAATTGACCTACGCCCGGAGCAGATAGCAGCCAACCGCGTACAGGCGACGGCAATCGCCAAAGACCCACAGCCTGTATGGATCATTGGCGATTCGCGCCAGCTTGATGTGCTGACGCATGACCTTGACGCCGTGGACTTCATCTTTTCCTGCCCGCCGTATGCCGACCTTGAACGATACAGCGATGACCCACAAGACCTGTCCACGATGGACTACACCGATTTCTGCATGGCATACAGGGAAATCATCGCCAAGGCCGTCGCCAAGCTGAAACCCAATAGATTCGCTGCTTTCGTCGTCGGCGATGTCCGGGACAAGAAAGGCTTTTATCGCAACTTCGTCGGCGAAACGATTGCAGCCTTTGAATCCGCCGGGGCCATCTTGTACAACGAGGCCATTCTGGTCACCGCCGTCGGGTCATTGCCTATCCGTGTTGGCAAGCAGTTCAGCACAAGCAGGAAGCTGGGCAAGACGCATCAGAACGTACTGGTGTTCTATAAGGGCGACCCGAAGCAGATCAAAAAGGACTTTGGCGAGCTTGTAGACATGGCCGGACTTCCCGATGATTCGGTTGTTCCAGAACAGGACGCCGCTGTCGCATGATGGAGCTAGACCCGAAGTACTGCGATGTGATATGCTTACGATACTATAACGCGACGGGTAATATACCAATGCGCGAGGATGGTGAGCCGTGGGAGAGCGAAAGCGAGTTGGAGGTAATAGGAAGCCGCAAACCTTCAGGGACTGCGAGAGATGTGGAGTGAGGTTTGGCCCCCTTGATCGACTCTCCCAGAGATTTTGTTCTATGGCGTGCAAGATAAAATCGCAAACCACAGGAAGAAAGCGCGTCACGGTAGCTGTGACTAAAGCTCGAAGCGCCCAGTCCCTACTCCGGTATCACGTTATCAAGGGTCATTTGGTGCGTCCTGCGAAATGTGAACAGTGCGGATCGGAAGGAAAGAAGATTGAGGCCGCGCACTATGATTACACCAAACCGCTAGATGTTCGCTGGCTATGTATTCCGTGTCATCGCAGGTGGGACAAAGAGCAGCCAAAGCAAGGAACCATGTCGGTGATCGTAACCCGCTGGGAGAACGCCACGGGAAAGAAAGCTGAGCTGGTAGCGTAATGGACAAAGAAATACAACCCGAGGACGCTCAAAACACTGTAGAAAACAGAATGCGGGGGCTGATCCCGTGGAAGCCGGGAGAATCAGGCAACCCCGGAGGCAGGCCAAAGACGAAGCTCATCACCGAGGCTTACCGCGCGTTGCTGGACAAGCCGTTCCCCGGCGATCCTCAAGGCAGGACTGGCGCGGAGTTGATTGCGCTGGCGATGCTCAAGGAAGCGATCAAGGGTAAGGTGAACGCAGCGAGTGAGTTAGCAGACAGAATTGAGGGCAAGGCGGCGCAATCGGTTACATTGGGCGGCGATCCCGATAACCCTGTTACCGTGCGCACGCTTAGCGACTTCTACGCGTCCATTCCCAAGCCGGAGAAGTAATGTACACGGCAGAGTACACGCCAACACTGAATCCATGCCTTCGGGCTTTTTGGGAGACGCCAGCGCGGGGCCGTGTGTTATTCGGTGGCAGAAGCAGTAGCAAGTCCTGGGATGCAGCGGGATTCGCTATCGTGCTGGCGTCAACCGTGCGGTGTCGCTTCCTCTGCTGCCGGCAATTCCAGAACAAAATCGAAGAGTCAGTGTACACGCTGCTCAAGATACAGATTGAGCGCTTTGGACTGTCTTCCGAGTTCCGCATAACCGACCGATCGATTGAGCACTACAAGACGGGAAGCACCTTTGTCTTCTACGGGTTGGCCCGCAATCTTCAGGAGATAAAAGGACTTGAGGATGTGGACGTGTGCTGGATTGAAGAGGCTCAGTTTCTAACGAAAGATCAGCTGGAGATCATCGAGCCGACGATCCGCAAAGAGGGCTCGCAGATTTGGATCATATTCAATCCGAAGTTTGCCACGGACTTTGCTTATCAGCGGTTTGTTGTGAATCCGCCCGCTGGATATCTGACCCGCAAGATCAACTACGACGAGAACCCATTCCTCAGCAATACGATGCTTCAGGTGATCGAGCGCACGAGAGCAGAGTCAGAGGAAGATTACAGGCATATCTACCTAGGCGAACCGCGCGAGGACACCGAGGGAACCGTCATCAAGCGTAGCTGGATTGAGGCAGCCATTGACGCGCATCTCAAGCTCGGGTTTGAGGCCAAGGGTAAGAAAACAATTGGGTTTGACGTGGCAGACGATGGTGAGGACGCCTGCGCAAACATCTACGCTCATGGCTCGGTGGCACTGTGGTCGGACGAATGGCGGGCCCGCGAGGATGAACTGCTGAAGTCCTGCATGAGAACCTACCACGCGGCGCTGGAGCGCACGGCTGGCATTCGCTATGATTGCATTGGGGTCGGAGCATCGGCGGGTGCCAAGTTCGACGAGCTTAACCAGGTGCGGGACAAGCATCTGCGGTTGACGTATGCCAAGTTCAACGCGGGCGGCGCGGTGGAGCGCCCTGAAGACTATTACGTGAGCGACCGCCAGGACCGCATCAAGAACAAAGACTACTTCAGCAACCTCAAGTCGCAGAAATGGTGGGAGATAGGCGATAGGTTCCGCAACACATACAACGCCATCAACCGCGGCGAGAAGTTCGCTGAAGAGGACATGATCAGCATCTCCAGCGACATGCCGCACCTGGAGAAGCTAAAGACTGAGCTATCAACCCCAAAGCGAGACTTTGACCGCAACGGGCGCGTAAAGGTTGAGAGCAAAGAGGATATGGCGAAGTCAACGCGGGTAGGTGGGGCTGTGCCATCACCAAACCTCGCGGACGCGTTCATCATGGCGTATGCGGGGCCGGTGGGCAGTTCGCTCAGAATCTCGCAGGGCGTGCTTGACGCTGCGCTGCGTGCGTGATTGATACGATTTATGTTGCGTCCGTGTACGATGGTGTGTATATTGAACACATGGAGGCAACACCAATGACTGTAAATGCAATCGACATCGAAGTCCGCAAGCCAATGTGGGTCGTGGAAGTGTTCAGCACTCGCCGCAACGCTTGGGAGCAAGACGGGGGCGATTCGGCATACTCCAACACATAACAGATGATTTTTTCATGGCTGGGTTCAAGACCGGGTTTCCCAATATGAAGTTTCACCTTTTGTGTTTGGCGGGAGAATAGAAGATGAGCGCATTTTACGATGAACTAGACCGCAAAGAGTCCGAAGGACGCATTGATCGCGTCTTCGCCAACCGTCCCGAAAACCTTCACGATTATCAGGGCTGCGTAAGTCAGACTCGCGAAGCCCTGGAGCACGCCGAAGCGATTCTTAGCCGTAGCGCGATGCTTTCAACGAACTGCAACGGTGTAGGGCCAAGCACAACTACCAGCGTTGCGCTGGCGAAGGTACGCGCCGCGTTGGTGCTTATGGGGGCAGAATGAGCCTAGACATTCGCAAACCAAAAGGCTATCGCAAAGCATCCATCCAAGACCCGCCATCATGGTCTGCCAATCCTGCCGTCTATTCAGCGGAAGATGTGTGCGTGATGATTGATTGCTTTCCGAATGTACTGCCTGAAGTCGCGCAGGTAATGAAGGATGCGATTCACAGGGGAGAGTGTCCGCACGCCGTCAGGGTATCGCTCGGCCTGAAGCCCGTAACGATGTATGTGAGCATGAGCCTAGACCTTCGCAAACCCAAAGGTTACCGCAAAGCGCCAGTAGATGAAACCCTATTTAAAAATGACGGATGACGAGAGAATCGCAGTACACATCGAAGACGGTCGCGCGCAGCTTCTCAAGGATTGCCGATTGATTGGCATATCCGCACACAAGATCAAGGATATCAACGTTCTCGCTGCTGAGTATGTGAAGAAGATCAACTTTATCCGGGGGGCAGTATGAGCAGGACACCAACTAGGATGCTAGACCGAGCAGCTAAACTTCTGTGCGAGATTAGGAGCCAAGAGTTCCTGTCGGATATCGCATGGGAAGTTGCACCTTTGCGCCGGTGGATCAAGAAAACAGATGCTATCTTGGTGGAATTGGGATACGTTACTCGCGCACAGCTTGAGACTGAATTAGAAAGCGGAGCATCCCAACCGCCAGAACCTCCTGCTATCTGCATTGAACGTTCTCCGCGTGATAAGTCTCGTTGCCGTCGCGATGCCGGACATGAAGGACGCCATACCAGCCGAAATGATGGATGGTATGCACCGGTTGAGGCTGCTGATGGTAAAGACGTAAAGAGCCCCCTATGAGCCAAGTCCAGCGCACAGTAAACCACTGCGACATCTGCAACCATGAGTGGATACCGACTCCGGGAGTGGTGTACACGCACTGCACCAGCGGCAAGTGTCGCAGCCGGAAGTGGAACGCGAAGGTTGCCGCGGGCGATCCGAATGACAGCGGTGGGCTGGCGAGAATGCCGAAACCGCCAGCACGTCCTTTTCTGAAGCCAGAGATGCGAAAATCCATAGAGACGCTTACAGGTTGCGTGAGGAGACTTGCCAGCAAAGAGACCGTCGCATGGATCGAGCGCGAGACAACGACCGGATATGTCTCCCCAATTCGGGCCGGATATTACATCGACAGAGGCGTGATTGACCATCAAGAAGAGCGTGAGCGGCTCATCAACCCCACCGGTAAGCCGTGCAAGTCATGTGGTGCCCTCGGTGGAAATCATTTTAGAGGATGCAAACAATGAAAGTGCCCGAAGGTTATGCAGGGTTTGACCCTGAGAATGTAGAGAGGTTGCGATTCTGGCAGTGCGATGAGGATAACACTGATTGGCAGGAGGGTAGACTTTCAGCTAAGGGACAGCCGCATCCTCAACCTCAATATGTAAGCTCAGATGACTTCGACCGCCTCCACTTTATGCTTTACGAGACGCGGGAGTTGCTCAAAGCTGTGGAATCCGCTTATTCCAAATGCGCTGCAATGAAGGAGCCGAAACGAGGCGATTATTCAACGTTCTTCCATCGATAGCGTGCTTTCTCTGCGCATGTTGGTATCACCACAGCCACACCGGAGACTGGCTGTTCATGATGCTGGCTTCGCTGTTCTTGCTGGAATATTATCGATACATGGATCCCGGTGTTGGTGCATAATCATGGTGGAGCCCCGACGCCTATGCTAAAGTTCTGGAAGACGAAACCCGCCCCCGTCGAACCGCCAGCTAAGCCTGTCGCAACCTCATCGGGCATACGCTCAGCCATCTACAAGGCGATGGAGGACGCACCGCGCCCGCATTACAACATCCAACCTCCCGTCATCCCTGCTGGCGTCGTGCCCAAAGGCGTAGAGCCGCAGGTGGCGATGGACTCTGCAGCCTACGAGTGTGCAAAGCTGGCGATGGATGCTGGGCCTCAGTTTGGCTCGCAACTCTACGCCTACAACAACATTGAAGGCTTCCCAGGCTATCCTTACCTCATGCTACTGGCGCTGCGGTCGGAGTACCGCAACATGGCGAACGCGCTGGCAACGGAGCTTACCCGGCAGTGGATCACGTTCAATTCCACCGACACGGCCGGCGACAGTACGAAGCAGAAGATCACCGAGATTGAGCAGGAGTTCACGAAGCTGGGGATTCAGCAGATCATCCGCAAAGCAGCGGAGCATGATGCGTTCTACGGGACGGGCCAGATCCTCGTTAACATCGCGGGCGCGGACGTGAAGACTCCACTCATAATCAGCTCGAAGACGATCAAGAAGGGCAGTCTGGAGGGATTCAAGAACGTTGACCCCATCTGGACAACGCCACTGATGTACAACGCGCTTGACCCCTCCCGCAATGACTTCTACAAGCCGCAGAGCTGGTGGGTAATGGGCCAGCATTGGGACGCGACGCGTTTGCTGATTGTGACCACACGCGAGGTTCCCGACATATTCAAGCCGGGATTCAACTTCAGCGGCATCAGCCTCTCGCAGCTTGCCGAGCCCTACGTCAACAACTGGCTGCGCACCCGGCAGAGTGTTTCTGACATGATCAACAACTTCTCTATTGTTGTGCTCTCGACGGCGATGGACCAGGTGCTGACGGGCGGAGATGATGGATCCGACCTATTCTCTCGCATCAAGCTCTTTACGCTCACGCGCAGCAATAAGGGCGTCATGGCGCTCGATAAGGAACGCGAGGAGCTTACTCAGCTTGCCGTTCCCCTGGGTGGGTTGCACGAGCTACAGGCGCAGGCGTTGGAGCAGCTTTGCGTGGTGAGCCGTGAGCCTGCAACCGTGCTAACCGGCGTCACACCCTCAGGATTCGGCAACACGGCTGAGGGAGAGATTCGCGTCTGGTACGACTACATCCATGCCCAGCAAGAGGCTTTCTATCGCAAGCTCGTGGACGCCATGTTCAAGATCGTGCAACTCCACCTCTACGGCGAGATTGATCCCGACATCACGTTTGTCTTCAACCCACTATACGAGATGACGGAAGAGCAGGAGTCGACGATCCGCGTCAACGACAGCATTCGGGCCGGAAATTACATCGACAGAGGCGTGATTGACCATCAAGAAGAGCGTGAGCGGCTTGCACGTGACCCAGATTCAGGGTACCAAGGCATTGATATTGAAAAAGAGATTGCGCCTCCTGACCAGCAAGAGGAGTCTGCATCGCTGGCAAGAGGTACGGCATGAAAGCAGGAGGAACAATGAAGCGACTACTAGCTTTGGTGGCGCTGGACAATGGATGCCAATGGCAATGAGCAAGCTTGCAGTTGAGCGAACCGCGAGAACAAGGGTAGCAAGGCCGGTGTGGGCCAACGCAGGCACGGCATCGCGCTATCGCCGGCAGATGCTCCTTCTGATCGATGAGATGGCCCGTAGTGTCGAGTTCTGGCTAGGTGCCCAGCGCAAGGCTACGCCGCCCGAGCTGGCTATCGACTCCACACCGTCCGAACAGATGCGTTTGGAGTTTGAGAGGATATCCGAGCGCTGGCAGACGCGGTTCGACGACATGGCCCCAAAGGTAGCAGAGACGTTCGTCAAGAACCTGTTCCGTGGCACCGACTCAGCCATGCGGCAAGCTCTCCGCGAGGCTGGGTGGTCGATTCAGTTCACCCTGACGCCAGCCATGCGAGACGCGTTTGAGGCTTCCCTTGCGGAGAATGTGGGACTAATCAAGTCGATACCTGCACAGTATTTGCAGGAGGTCGAGGGAATCGTGATGCGCAACTACGCCGCCGGACGTGATTTGAAGTCGATGGCAGCGGAGATTCGTGAGCGGTATCATGTTGCATCGAACCGGGCAGTGTTAATAAGTAGGGACCAGGCGAACAAGGGTTCAGCAGTTGTGCAGCGAGCTCGCCAGATCGAATTAGGAATTAAGGAATCGATCTGGCTTCACTCCCATGCAGGGAAGACGCCACGGCCCACACACGTCGCCATGAACGGCAAGCGGTACGACGTGGCAAAGGGGATGTGGGACGAGGATGTAAAGAAGTGGATCTTCCCTGGTGAACTTATTTCTTGCCGATGCGTGGGCAGGAGCGTTCTTCCGTTTACCCCAGCTGAATCATCTCAGTACCTCAGCGCCCCTGAGCCCGCCGAGCCGCGTTCGACTCCCTGAAGTGGCGACCGGCGCGGTACATGATGCCGATGACGCCTATAACGAGTGCAGCCAAGAGCACCGCACCCACTAGAAAGAAAAATCCGAATATCACCATGATGATCATTTCACTACTCCTTTGCCCTTCGGTTTCTGAGCCGCCCGCCATTTGCTCAAGTAAGCACTCTGGCAGATAGGGCAGCGCTGGCGTTTCGCGCCTTGTTTGAAGTGATGTCCCATCGCGCAGACTTTGGATTTCAGTGCGCCCATATCTCAATCAGTATAAGGCATAAAGCCTTTCTATTCCAGCGAAACCATTGCAATAAGTTGTACATAGTGAAAAGCTCATGTGGAGACGAGCTATGGAGATTGCGTGCGACTCAGCATTGAAGAACCGGCGATACGATGCAGACGGCAGACTTCACATTCTGCGGACGCCCATCTCCAAGGCGACGGTAAACCCCTATTACGGGCGGGAAATCCCAAATTCAGAGCAGTTGGGCTTGGAGCCGGAGCGCATCTACCAGATGCTCCGCGATCCTGGCGAGCTTGCGAAAGCCGCTCCCTCCTTTGCGCGGAACCAGCTCATGTTCGTGCATACAGCAGTGAGCGCGGAAGATCCCAAGCAGGAGCAAATTGCGGGAACGGTCGGGTCGGATGTGGAGTTTCTGGCTCCGTATCTAATCGCAGACTTATGTGTGTGGGACGAGGAAGCAATCGCAGGCATCGAGACGGACACCGTGCGAGAGCTTTCATCCTCTTATCGCTATCGCGCCGACATGACGCCCGGAATGTACGAAGGGCAACGCTATGACGGGGTGATGCGCGATATTGAAGGCAATCACGTTGCATTGGTGAAATCAGGCCGGGCCGGATCAGATGTGAAGGCAGCGGACAGCAAACTGGAGATAAACATGGAAACGAAATTTGGCAAAGCGCTTTACGCAATCCTCTGTGCGGCCTCGCCTAAGCTGGCGTCGGACGCTGCTCTCCGGCCTTTGGTGATTGGCCTTACCCGCAAGCAGTGCGATCTGCGTGCCCTTGAACCGAAGCTGTTGGCGATGGATGCCGCGCTTCGCACCAAGGAGACGTTCGCGGCGATGGATGCGGCCAAGGACGCTGAAGCTGAGGAAGAGACGGCGGAGGAGAAGAAAGAGCGCGAGGAAAAGGCCGCGAAGGACAAGAAAGCCAAGGACTGCGAGGCCGCTGATAAGAAGGCTGCTGACAAGAAAGCGAAGGATGCCGAAGAGCATCCCAAGGGATGCATGTGTGGCGATTGCAAGTCTGCCCGCGATGCCGAGCCTGAGTCCAAGGAAGACAAGGACGAGCGCGAGAAGAAAGAGGCCAAGGACAAGAAGGCCAAGGACGAGGAAGACAAGAAGAAGGCGGAGGACAGCATGAAGCACGCAATGGATGAGTTCAAGGCGGAACTTCGTGAGGCCGCCGCCGCTGCCGCCGCCGTCCGCTCCGTGGTTGGCGATGTGCTCGCCCAGGATTCGGCGGAGGGGATCTACACCTTCGCACTCGACCAGATGAAGGTCGATCACAAGGACGTGAGTGGGACGCCAGCACTTCGGGCGCTCTTCAATCTGGCGCAGCAGGCTTCCAAGCCCGCCGTCCGTCAGGCCTTCGATGCTGTCAGTGTCGAGGAAAAGTTCGCAGGCGCAGGTCGTCAAATTCAGGTGATGTAAGGAGAACAACATGGCAGGCAATCTCATCGGTAGTTTTCAGACGGCGGTCAACCTCTACAACCCTTTGGGGGTTGAGGGCGACTTCGCCAGCGCCAATCCGAGGGCGACGCAGATTACCCCTGGCTTCGATGCCAACGGCAATCAGGCAAGCGGCTTCGTTGCGGGTCCGAATGGCGTCACCATCGGTCAGTTCGCGTGGCTGGCAAATGACGGGTTCACTGTGAACAGCTTTGCCACGGGAGCGGTTGCTCCGACTGGCTTCGTTCACCGCGACCAGCAAGGGCTTCTGACGCAGTACCTCCAGGCGGCAGGGATGCTCATCCCCCCGGGCTTCCCTGTGACACTGTTCAACGCAGGCGACTTCCTCGACTTGATTGCTGGCGGAAGCAGCGCGGTTCGCGGCTCGGCTTGCTATGCGCGGTATGCGGATGGCGCACTGTTCATCGGTTCGGCTCCGGCCGGCGCGACTGGCACCGGCGCAATCGGGTCCACGTTCACGGCAACCGGCACGGGCACCAGCCTTGTCGTTACCGCGGTCACTGGCCTGATCTCCATCGGGGACACCATCGCGGGCACCGGCGTGCCGACTGGCACCACGATTGGCGCTCAGGTCAGTGGAGCGACGGGCGGAGCTGGCACCTACACCACCAGCGTGGCAACAACGGCTGCGGCGGCTACGGTTACGAGCTTCGGCATTGTGTTGGATGTGTCGGCGGTAACGGGAACGCTTGCCATCGGGGACGCCATCACTGGTACCGGAGTACCTGCAGGCGCAACACTAGCCTCGCAGGTCAGCGGAGCCATTGGCGGAATCGGAGTCTACACTCTGGACGTTCCGGCGACGGCGTATGCGGCCTCAACCGCTTTGACGGTCGTTGGCGGAATCCTGACCAACTTCGTGGCGCAGACTTCGGCCGCTGTCGGCAATCTGGTAGCAATCTCAACGTGGTAGTAAGCAAATCTCGGCATGAGGGGAATTAGCAATGGACCGTAATCTTGAAGCAGTATCGCGGAAGTGGGGCATCAACTTCATGGGAGTTGATGCCCAGTTGCAGCGCACCGAGAAAGAGCGCGGCGGGATGCTGGCAATGGATGCTCAGCCAGAGCTGATTACCATGTCGAGCAGTGGCATCCCTGCGTTTCTCTCTACCTTCATTGACCCGAAGGTGATCGAAGTCCTTGTCGCTCCCAACAAGGCGACGAAGATTGTCGGTGAGGAGACGAAGAAGGGCGACTGGACTCTCGAAACGGCGATGTTCCCGATTGTCGAGTCGACCGGCATGGTCAGCTCCTACGGCGACTATTCGATGGATGGCATTGCCGGCGCGAACGTGAACTGGGTTCAGCGCCAGTCCTACACCTACCAGGTCATCACCCAGTGGGGAGAGCGCGAACTCGACAAGATGGGCCTCGCGCGCATCGACTGGGCCAATCGCCAGCGCATCGCCTCCGTCTCGGTTCTGGACAAGTTCCAGAATAAGAGCTACTTCTTCGGCATCAGTGGGCTGGCGAACTATGGCCTACTCAACGATCCGTCGTTGTCCGCTCCGATCGCTCCTCTCTCGCAGGGAGCCGGTTTGGTGACGTGGGCACAGAAGGCCACCGACGCGCTCAATGGAGCCGTGTACATCTACGACGACATCCTGGCGCTGTACAAGCAGCTCGTATCTCAGGCAGAGGGGTTTGTGGATATGGACATGGATTCTCCGATGACGCTGGTGATGTCGCCGATCTCGCAGGTCTACCTCAAGACCACGAATGTCTACAAGGCAACCGTCAAGTCGAACCTTCAGGAGAACTTCCCGAATCTCAGGTTTGAGACGGCACCGGAGTACAACACCGCATCGGGTGAGTTCGTGCAGTTGATTCTCGATGAGATGAAGGGCCAAAGGACGGCAACCACCGCCTTTACCGAGAAGTTGCGGGCTCACCCGATCATTGTGCAAGAGTCGAGTTTCCGGCAGAAAACTTCTGCGGGAACGTGGGGCACAATCATCAGCCGGCCGTTCTTGATCCAAAGTCTAATTGGCGTTTAGTGCTAAAACAGGAGCCGCAATAGTGCGGCCTCAGCGCGGCTTCGAGCCGCTCCTTGAAAGGGTTTCATGGCTAAGGAAATGGTATTAATTGGCTGCCGTCTACCGAACGGTCTCATCTTGCAGCACCCCAAGAACCGCGACATCAAAGTGAAGCTCGCGGGCACCTACGAGGCGAAGTCGGAGGAAGGCTTATACATGCCTCCCCGCCTGTATACGACCACGCCGGTTGATGCTGAGTTCTGGGCAGAGTGGAAGGCCGCCTATGTTGGATTTCCTCCACTGAAGAACAGAGCCGTATTTGAGGCGCGTTCGGACGATGAGGCGACGCAGAAGGCCAAGGATGTGAAGAAGGAAAAGACGGGCTTCGAGGGAATGGACAAGAACGCTGTCATCGATGGCGTCAAGATGCAGAAGGCGTAAATAATGAGCGTTGCCGTATTCAATGTCGCTGGTTTCCTGCTCCGCTATCCCGAGTTTACGGCGGTTGATCCGGCACTCTTGACGACGCTCTTCGCGGAAGCAGGGCTCTACCTCAACAACACCGACCGCAGCGTCGTGCAGGATGTGAATCTGCGCGGTGTTTTGCTGAATCAGATCACCGCACATATTGCGTTTCTCGGCGGAGCACTCACGGCAGACGGCCAGCCCCGGCCCGTGGGACGCGTAAGCGCAGCCAATGAGGGCGCGGTGGGTGCTACGTTCGATTACACTCCGGCGACGCCGGGAAGTGGGCCGTGGTTCAATTGTTCGCAATATGGGGCAAGTTTCTGGGCTGCAACTACATCTCTACGCGGAGCGCGCTACTTCCCTCAGCCAACGCAGGTTGAAGGCTTCTTGGGTATCGGGGCACTTATTGGAAGAGGAGTCGTATGATTACGGTTTTTCTCTCCATCGACGCTTCCGAACTGAAGCGCGATATCGAGAGGATTGAAAGAGGAGAGCTTGAGTTGCCGACGGTTTCAGCACTGCTAATTTGCGTGGATGGAGTGGGAATAGAGGACTTTGCTGTATGGCTGCCAGAGCGATAAAGATGTCCGATGCGGTGACAGCCAAGCTCCTTGAGCTGGCTAAGCAGGCGCAGGGCACCGTTCAGGTGGGCTTCATCGACAACGATCAGGCACCTATCGCCTTCTGGAATGAGTTTGGGCACAAGGGACGCTTCCCTTCCCCCCCACGGCCATTCTTTCGCACGATGGTTGCAAAGGAGTCTCCGAAGTGGCCGGGCATGATGGCTACTGA